AAGGGCTACGGCGTGTCGCTGCACAAGGGCTCGCGCACGAGCACGCGCAAGATCGACCTCGCGGTCTGCGCCGTCGGCGCCCGGATGCTGCGCCGCATGGTGCAGAACATCGGCGTCGAGGAGGAGGAGGTCAACAAGGCCGAGCTCTGGGGCAAGTGGACGGGCCTCTCGGCCGACCAGTACACCGAGGGACGCTGGTGACCTCGGCTACGATGACCTCAGACTTCGCACGCCTCTGACAGGAGACCCATGCTCGCCACGCAGGCCACCGCCATCGGAATGGCGAGGGACTCCTTCGAGGAGTTCCTCGCGCAGCGCGAGCAGGCCGAGGTGGCCGACGCCTGGATCCGGGGCGACAACGCCAAGCCCACCCGGCCGAAGGAGTCCACCCGCGAGTACATCGAGCTCGAGGAGCGCGCCCCGACCCCGTGGCTCGGGCTCGTGGTCACCTCAGTGGCTCAGTCCCTCTACGCCGAGGGGCATCGCCCAAAGCAGGGCCGCGAGGACTCGAAGGTCTGGAAGAAGCTCTGGCAGCCCAACGGCATGGACGCCCGGCAGATCGCCGTCCACCGCGGCGCCATCGGCCACGGCCTCGCCTTCACCAAGCTCAAGAAGGCCAGGCACCCGCTGACCGGCGAGAGCACGGTCCAGATCGTCGGCAAGTCGGCCATGCGTATGGCGGCCTTCTACCAGGACGTCGCCTACGACGAGTACCCGATGTACACCATCGAGGCCGAGCAGGAGGTCATCAATGGCTCGCAGGGGTGGCGCGTCTGGGTCACCGACGAGACCGCCGAGTACGAGCTCATCACCGAGTCGGTCGACGGCAAGGAGAACTGGACCTACATCACCCACGAGCGTCACGACACCGAGGTGCCGCCCATCGTGCGCTTCGCGAACAACATCGACCTCGAGGGCAACACGATCTCGGACATCGCGCCCTTCATCCCGCTCGCGAGCCGCATCGACCAGGACACCTTCGACCGCCTCGTCGTCCAGCGCTTCGGCGCATGGAAGGTGCGCTACATCGCCGGCATGGCGAAGCCCACCGACGACGAGAAGGCCCGCCTGCAGGCGATGGCCCTGCGCGTCGAGGATCTGCTGATCTCGGGTGACCCCAACAGCAAGTTCGGCACGCTGGACGCGACCCCGCTGGATGGCTTCATCGCCGCCCGCGACTCCGACATCCGCGACCTCGCCGCGGTGACCCAGACCCCGCCGCACCACCTGCTCGGCCTGTCGCCCAACGTCAGCGCGGAGGGCCTCGTCGAGGCTCAGGCCGGCCTGATGCGCAAGGTCGACGAGCGCAAGCACCTGTTCGGCGAGTCGTGGGAGCGCGTCTTCCGCCTCGGGGCGCACATGATCGGCGGCGACCTCGCGGCCGAGGCCGCCGACTTCGAGTCGCAGATGATCTGGAAGGACACCGAGTCCCGCTCGCTGGCGCAGTCCGCCGACGCGCTCGGCAAGCTCGCCCAGATGCTCGGCGTGCCGTTCGAGATGCTGTGGGAGCGCATCCCCGGCTGGACCAGCAAGGACACCGAGGACGCCAAGGCCCTCGTCGCCGAGGCCGAGAAGGCCGCGGCCGCGCAGGCCGAGCTCGACATGGCGGCCCAGACCGACGCGGCCATCGCCATCCAGCAGGCCAAGGGCACGGGTCAGACGGATCCGGCGGCCGCCTGATGGCGCACCTGCCCGGAGACCGCCTCTCCGAGCAGTACCGTCGCGCCCAGGTCGCCAACGCGGCCGCGCTCGCGCGCAAGATCCGCCGGCAGTTCGGCGGGGTGCTGCTGGACAACCCGGCGTCGCAGCGCAACTTCCTCGACGTCGCCGTGCCCGAGGTCATCCGCCACAACCGCACCGCGGCGGAGCAGGCCTCGGACTACATTCGGGCCCTGCGCGCGCTCGAGGGGGGCGCCTTCCGCGGCGCTGTCATCCTCGCGCCGCCGCCCAGCGAGGAGCAGGTCCGCACGTCGCTGGCGGTGACCGGCCCGTCGGCATACCGCCGCAAGGTCGCGAAGGTGCAGATCCCCGAGGACACCGCCCGTGGCCAGATCGAGCGAGCCCGCAAGCGCGACGAGGCGACGACCGGTGTCATGCACTCGGCGATCCGGCACGCGCAGAACGGTGCCCGCGACACGGTGCTCGAGTACGTCCAGAACGGCAAGGAAGCGCGGGGCTACTACCGCCTCACCGCGGGCGACGACAAGGTCTGCTACTTCTGCGCGATGCTCGCCAGCCGGATCAACTACAACGACGACTCGTTCGACGAGAGCGACGCCCTGTTCGAGGGCATCGGCACGGCGAAGGTGCACGACGGCTGCCGTTGCCACCTGCGTCCGATCTACTCCAAGGCCATCCCCGACTCGGTGATCGAGTACGGGCGCGCCTGGTCGGCTCTGTCCGGTGGCGAGGATGACCCGGTGACCAACTTCCGGCGCGGCTGGGAGACCCGGCACGGCGTGCGAAAGGCCGCTTGACCTGCCGGTGCTACGATTCACGCATAGCGGGGCGAGATGCCCCCTCACCGTCCTAGGAGGACTTTGATGGCCCGCAAGAACGGCGTTCGCCGTAGCAGCACCCCACTCCCGGCTTTCGACGAGTGGGTGCGTCCGTGGAAGGACGATGAGTTCGACGCCGAGAAGGCAGCGAAGCTCATCTACGACCTGCACTCGGACAAGGAGACGCTGTTCAAGCAGATCGACGAGAGCGACAACAAGCTCAAGGAGATCACCGACGAGCGCGACGACCTCGAGGACGAGGTGGACACGCTCAAGGCGACCAAGACGACGAAGGACGCGGGAGCCGCGACCGACGACGACAAGATCGCCAACGCCGTGAAGGCAGCCCTCGAGGCCGCCGGGATCGGCAAGCCCAAGTCGCGCAAGGAGCAGCGCGCGGAGGCCGAGGCGGCCGCCGCGAAGAACTCCAAGGGTGACGATGACGACCTCCGGGCCGACCGCCTCGAGATCGCCATGGAGAAGGGGCTGACCAAGGCACAGGCTCTGCGCCTCAAGGGTTCCACCCGCGAGGAGCTCGAGTCCGACGCCGACGCCTACATCGAGGAGCACGGGCTCTCCGGTGAAGGCGCCGCAAGCACGGGAGGGCAGGCACCCCCGAGCCAGCGACCGCAGACGAAGCCCCGCACTGGTGCTGTCCGCAAGCAGACCCAGGAGATGGACGCAGACGCGAACCTCTCCCCCGGCGAGCTCGCGAAGAAGTACATGCAGACGGCATAGTCTGAGCACGGCCCGCACGATCTCGTCGGCACGAGATTTGCCTGCGGTTCCAACCCAACACGACTCCACAGGAGGACTCAGTGCCGACGAACACGTACATCAAGGCCGAGAAGTACGCCGCCCTCGCGGTGGGTGCCCTCGACCTCAAGGCGGTCCTGCCGCAGGTCTTCACGAAGTTCGACGGCGGTGCCTTCGTCGGCGCCGAGGACGACACCGTGACCTTCAAGCTCCCCGGAGTGACGCAGGCGCGTGACTACGAGTGGCGCACCCGCACGAACCCCATCGTGCTGGACAAGATCGGTCGCACGAAGATCTCGATCAAGCTCGACACGCACACCTACTCGGCGGTCCCGATCACCGACGAAGAGCTCACGCTGGACCTGAGCAACTTCGCGCTCGAGATCCTCAACCCCCAGCTCGTCGCGGTGCTCGAGCGCCTCGAGGGCAAGGTCATGGCCGGCCTGCGCGCCGCGCCGTTCAAGGTGACCAACCTCGCGGCCGCCGCGGCTGACGACCCCTACGACAAGGCTCTCGACTGGGCCCAGGTGCTGGACGACCAGCACACCCCGGCCGACGGCCGCAAGCTGCTCCTGGGCTCCAACGCCTGGAAGTGGCTGATGAAGTCGGACTCGCTGGTCAAGTACGACCCCAGCCAGGCCCAGTCGGCCTACCGCCGCGCCACCAGCGGCGAGATCGCCGGCTTCGAGGTCGTGAAGTCCTCGCGTCTCGCTCCCAACGAGATCTTCGCGGTCCACCCGACGGCCCTCGTGGTCGCCAACGTGGCCCCGGAGAACCCGGACGGTGCGACCTACTCCGCCCGCCAGCAGTACGCCGGTTACGGTGTCCGCGTCCTCAAGGACTACGACCCCAACTTCCTGCGTGACCGCTCGGTGGTCTCCACCTTCACCGGGGTCAACTCGGTGAACGACGAGTACCAGACCGACGCCAACGGCCTCGTTCTGGACGCGGACGGCAACCCGCAGATCACGGGCAAGAACGTCCGTGGCGCCAAGGGCACGTTCACCCCGGCCGCCTGATCCCCGGCCCAGAGGCCCGGCTCCCCTCGTGGGGGCCGGGCCTTGCCGTATGCTGGGGGCCATGCCAGCCTCCCTCGTCACCGTGCCCGAGCTCTCGCTGTGGGCCGAGGGCGACTCGACCGCCATCGACCCCGCCGACCCGCTCGCGGTCTGGATCCTGCAGCAGGCGAGCATCCTCGTCATGGAGGAGGCGGGCGTCCTGAACTGGACGAGCGAGAACGCGCCCGGCAAGGCGAAGATCGTCGTGGCCAACGTCGGCAAGCGCTGCTGGAACAACCGCGACCAGGAGCTCCGCACGGCCATTGCCGGTGGGCCCTCGAGCCAGGTCACCGAGGCCGCGGCCTACGGCATGATGCTGACGCCCGAGGAGATCACGATGATCGCGGGCATCGACGTCGTGAAGGCGGCCGCGAGCGACGCCTCGGGCCTGTGGACGCTGCCCACCACGCGCGGCCCGCTCGAGGTGCCGATGTACGTGCCCGACAACCGCTGGCCGCAGTCCAGCCCGATCAACTACCTGACGCCCGCGCGGAGCCCGTACTACTTCCCGACGTCGGACGAGCCGCTGCCGCCGACGAACGTGCCCGACGAGCCGACGAACACGGTGCTCTGACATGCCCCGCGGATCCGAGGAGGTGATCCTCGTGCGGCCCGGCGTCAAGGACCGCTACGGCGACCCGGCCGGCGAGGCCACCACGCTCGGCATCTTCGAGAAGTGCCTCGTCTACCCCCGCGTGGCCACCGAGGTGGAGAACCGCGGCACCCAGATCATCGACGGCTACAACGTCTGGATCCCCGCCGACGTCCGCGCCAACCGCGACGTCATCGAGGAGGCCGTGGCCCTCAAGGCCACCGACATGGTCGTGGCCCGTGGCCAGGAGTGGGAGCTCGAGGGCACCCCGGCCGACCACCGCTCGATGCGCGGCAAGGCGCTCGGCGTGATGATGGTCCTGCGGCGGGTCGCATGACGCGCCGGATCGTCTACTACCGCGCCGACAAGCCGGGCAAGGTGACGCCATACCCCGGCTCGCCCTTCCTGCCCTTCGGCGCCTTCGCCGTCAGCGCCCGCATGCAGGGCCTGATGAACAAGGTGGGCCGGGACACCGCCGGGCTGGCCAAGATGTTCGTCCCCTCGGGCAGCGACGAGAAGGGCGGCCAGTCCTACCGCGAGTCGTTCGTGATCGTGCCCGGCTCGCTGGTGAAGATCAAGGGCCTGCGCCGGGTCAGCACCAACGTCGTGAACACCGCGGACCATGCGGCCGCGCTAGAGTTCGGCTCGGGCGAGGCATCCGGCGACGGAGAGCCGCGCCCCCAGGGCGGCGGCAACCTGCCGAAGCGCCCGCTCGGCAAGGCCGGCATGATGATGGGGGACTTCCACAGTGGTGAATGAGGTCAAGTCCCTGCCCGACCCCCTCGACGTCGTGCTCGACTTCATCGGCGAGCGCTTCGCCGACTTCGACCCCAACGACCTGTCGACGGAGACCCCCGACGACGGGCTGGCTGGTCGGCTCCCGTTCGCCACGGCATACGCCCTGCCCGGCGAGGCGGATCGCTTCGGCGCCCGCTGGACCGTGGACCTCTCGGTGTTCGACTCCACGTACCGCGGAGCCCGCGACAAGGCACGCGCCATCGAGAACGAGCTCTTGGGCTATCCTTTCCGTGTGAGCAGTGGCGGCAGGTCCGTGCTGGTCGACATGGTGGAAGCGGCATCCCCCACAGTGGAGGTGCCGTGGGTTGCAGACAGCCCCATCCGCAGGTTCCAAGGCACCTACACGATCAGCATCCGACGCTGACGATCAACGAAAGGCAGGCCACCCGTGGCTGGTCAGAAGTACGACCTCCTCAAGCAGAAGCAGACGGAGCTCATCCGCAAGGCGCTGGACGGCTCTGCCTTCATCGCCTCGTCCGACGCCCCGTCGCTGGACTCCCTCACCGACTCGGCCGACTCGCTGCTCAAGCCGCTGCCGGCCGCGACGACCGAGGCCATGCCGTGGGGCGACCTCGGCTGGCTCTCCGGTGACGGAGCGCAGTTCAGCCGCGACGTGTCGACGGCTGACATCTCCTCCTGGGGTTCGGTGTCCCCGACCCGCTCCGACGTCACCGCGGACTCGTCCACGCTGACCGTCGCGTGCCAGGAGACCAACATCCGCACCATCGGGCTCGCGACCGGCATGGACATGTCGAGCGTCACGCCCAACGCCACCTCCGGTGAGCTCCAGGTCAAGAAGCCCTCGCGTCCGTCGAGCCGCTTCTACCGCGTGCTGTCGCTCGCGGTCGACCAGGGCGACGCGGGCGAGATCTACATCGCCCGCTACATGCCCCGCGCGAAGGTCACCGGCTTCGGCGAGCAGTCCTTCGGCGGCGGCGACGACCCCATCATGTGGGGCGTCACCTTCACCGGCTACGAGGACTCCGACGAGGGCTTCTCCGAGTCGTGGATCTTCGGTGGGCCGGGTTGGAAGGCCCTGCTCACCCAGATGGGCTTCGCAGCCTGACGCACTGGAACGCCCCCGGCACTCGACCGCCGGGGGCGTTCCTCTCAATGCGCCCGGTGCGGCTATGCTCGGGCGGGGATGGTCGCACCGGGCCGCCCGCCAACACCTCGAGGAGACCAGAATGGCCGAGTTCCCCAAGACCCTGTCCCGCAAGCGCGACGGAGCGGAGCGTGTCGTCGACAACGCCCGCGAGCAGGTCGCCGCTGAGTTCGACGGCTTCGCCGCCGTGACGCCGGCCGAGAAGGCCGCCGCGACGCGAGCCCGCAACAAGCCCGCCGCCAAGGGCAAGCCGAAGGGCAAGCCGGCGGCGACCGAGCGCGGCGAGGTCGGCCCCCCGGCCGCCAAGACCGCCGCCCCCAAGACCGCGCCGGCGACCGCCAGCGCCCCGGCCGTCACCTCCTGACGACCGACCTCCCCGCCCGACAGAAAGAGCAGGTCCACGCATGGCCACCACGCCCCGCAAGCCCGCAGGCATCAGCCCCGACCTCGTCCTCAACCTGGACGACCTCGAGCGCCCGAAGAAGGACATCAAGGCGCCGTTCACCGTCGGCATCGCCGACCGCACGGTCACCTTCGTCGACCCGGCCGAGCTCGACTGGGACACGCTCGCGGGTCTCGACTCGCCCGGCGACTTCATCGACTACTGCCTGAGCCCCGAGGACCGCGACCACGTCCTCGAGGCCACCCGCGAGGGCAAGATCCCCGGCTGGAAGTTCAAGGTGCTCTGGGAGACCTACCAGCAGCACTACGGGATCGACACACGGGGAAACGGTCGCGCCTGACCTACGTCTTCGCCAAGTACCACCAGGCGCTCGAAGCGGACTTCGCCAGGGTGTATCCGGGGACCGACCCGTATACGCTCTGGCGAACCCGCGCATGGCGAAAGCTGCTCAACCTGATCGACCACCTCCCCCAGAACACCTGGTACCACGCCGCGGTGTCGATGGACGTGGAGCACGCGATGATGGTGCTCGAGGCGCAGGAGCGCGCCGAGCGCCTCGGCCAGCCCGGCCCGCCCAAGGGACCGGGGCTGCAGACGTGGAGCCCGGAGGTCGCCGAGCTGGTCGGCCTCCGCGACGACGTGCGCAACCAGACGGCCGTCATCGTCAAGTCCAACGGGGGCAACGCTCGCGAGCCCAAGCCCCTGCCTCGCCCCGCCACGGCGAACGAGACCGCTCGACTGCGGAAGCGGATGCGCGACCATGACATACTGAGGCGGCGGATGCTTCCGCACCTGTACGCAGACGACGAGTAGGAGCCACCCGTGGGCGCAGCAGGGCGGTACAGCGCCGGCCGGATCTTCCTGCAGGTCGTCCCCTCGTTCAAGAACGTCCAGCGGGACATCGACCGCGAGGTCAAGAAGACCAACACCGCACTCGACAAGTCCCTCGGCGAAGCCACCGCCAAGGCCGGCCGCAAGCAGGGTCAGGCCGTCGGCAAGAACTTCGCCGAGGGCTTCGGCGAAGGCACGCTGGCTGAGCAGGCCAAGTACCGCCTCGCCATCGCCAAGCAGATCGGCATGGTCGCCGCCGACCAGGCGAAGGCCGACCGCCAGGCGCGCGAGCGCAACCAGAAGAACATGCAGGGCATGTTCGAGGACCGCCGTCGCGACCTCGACCGTCAGGAGAAGGCCGCCGCGGCCGCACGAGCCAAGGCGGCCGCCGAACTCGAGCGTGACCACGCCCGCGCGCTGGCCATCAACACCCGCCACGACGCGAAGATCGCAGCGCAGGAGGCCAAGCGGGCCGCCGACGCGGCCAAGGCCCGCCAGCGCGAGTCGGACGACTACGACCGCTGGTGGAACAAGGAACTGAGCAAGCGCGAGAACCAGCACCTGCAGGCTCTCGCGATGAACGTGGCCTACGACGCTCGGGAGCGCAAGCGTGCCGCCGACGCTCGCGCCAAGGAGCTCAAGGCCGAGGCCGACCACTGGGAGGCGCTGGCGCGCCTGCAGGAGCGCGCCGGGGCCGAGGATGCGAAGCGCACCGCGGCGCGCCTCAAGACCCGCGGCGGTGCCGCGCGGGCCGAGCTCGAGAAGACCATCAAGTCCATCGAGAAGAACCTCGGCGACGTCGATGTCACGACCCCCATCGGCAAGGAGCTCGACCGCCTCAAGACCAAGGCCAAGCAGACGTCGAAGGACATCTCCGAGGGCCTCATCACGACCGACCAGGGCGTCAACAACCTGCGCGCCATGCGCCGGGAGCTGGACAAGCTCGGGCGCGGCCGTGGGGTCGACGTGTCGACCAAGGGCAACATCCGCGGCACCATCCGCGACATCGACGACCTGAGCCGCACCATCGACCGCGCGGGTTCGCGCAAGGGCGTCCTGTCCGGGCTCCTGCGCGGCGTCACGGGCGACGGTCAGGACGGCGCCAACGCCTTCCGCATCTTCAACTACCGCATCCTCGCGGTGGTCGCCGCGCTGCCCCTCCTCGTCCCGCTGCTGGGCGCGGCCGCCGGGGGCATCGTCGCGCTCGCCACGGCCGCGACAGGGGCAGGAGTAGGCCTCGGGGTGATGGTCCTCGGCTTCGCCGGGGTGGGCAACGCCGTCAAGGCGATGGCCGACGTCTCGAGCAACGCCACGAAGGACAGCGTCACGCAGGCCAAGGCCCTGCGCAACGCCGCCCGCGGGGTCCGCGACGCCGAGCAGGGCCTGACCCGCGCGCGCCAGCA